GCGACCGTGGCACCGCCTTTTTTGTATGTCACGGTTTCGATTTCTCCCTGGCCATTGCCGGAAGATACATAAGTCAAGGCGATATAATCGTAAGCAGGGATCTCGAAGCCGATTAATTTCCTAAGTTCCGTTAAAATTGCGCCGTCGCTTCCGCCACCGACGTAGACATTACCGGCCCGATAAAATTTCTCGCCGTCTTCAGTCACCAGCCTGACGGGTATCGCCTCTTTGGGCTTTGCGTTCTTGATGAAACTATTGAAAATACTCGCCTTGACCTGCTTAAAAAATCCGGTGCTTGAATCCTTGGAACACTTAAATAACTTTTCGAAATCGAACTCTTTATACCAAGCCGGTCGCTTGATGCTTATCTCATCGGGATGCCTTTCGGGTTTTATTTCATTCAGATTGGATACTCTTATCGATTTAGGATGGTCTTGCTTGAAATCTTCCGTATTGGATACTTTCACCTCTTTGACGGCGGCCGGGAAATTACTGACGAATACCTTGAACTCTTTGCCAAACGCTTCCTGGTATCTGTCTAAGGCTTCTATCAGGCCGCGTATCTCATTCCTGATATCCTCGAATGTATTGGAGTCTTGTCCTTCTTTTATCAACACATAGACCTTGCCGATGACATCGATGATATCTTTCTGCCTATCCAAAGATTTAAGCAGGAAGATATTCCTCTCCAGATTACCGTCCTCGGATTCGGTACCCAATAACCTGCTTATTTTGTTTCTTTCCAAAAGGACTTCTTTTTTATCCATTGATCAAAACCTTCTCTAACCTAGTCTTTATGTCGGACAGTTCTTTTTTCAAGATGCCGTTGTCGTTTCCCATCCTCGTAAGCTCACTGCTCAACTTCTCATTTTTCTCGCTGACCTCTTCGGCAGTTTCTAGAATCTGGCGGATTTCTTCTTCCTGCTTCGTTTCCTCATCTTCCTCGTCTTTGGGAGTTTTTGAGCCAGCGGCCATCTCCGGAAGGTCAAGCTCTTTTCTTTTCTGCTCTTCCCTTGCCCTCTGTTCCAAAATCTCTTCCCAGTCCTTGCCTTGCCCGGCTACTTCATCTGCTAAACTCGAAATATTCCCTGCAATAGCTTCCCTGGATGCCTTGACCTCTTTGAGTGGATCCACCCAGGACCAGCCGGGAGCAATCCATCTTGCCCTAACCCACCCGAGCCTATTTCCGTAAAAGTTCTCTACCTCCAGTTCGCCCTTCAAATACGCCTCTTCCAAAAGCATCTCCCAGACAGGCTGGCAGAGTTTTTGCGCCAACCATTCCTGCCTGACCTTGAAATATCTTCTGGCCTCGAGCAACGCGGCCCGGGCGCTTGAATAATTTGTCTTGGAAAAGTCTTTCGCCACCAGCTCATACGGAAGACCCAAGGCCGCTGAGATAGCCCGGAGGATCCTGTCCACGAACGGCTCGAACGTTGCGCTCGGCCTCTGCGGATTGAATGAGGTGATGGACTCGCCAGGCATCAGGTGTTTGATCATCCCGGGTTCCAAAGATTCGACCATCTGCCCGGATTGGTTTTTCTCGTATGCGGAATTGACTGCCACATCCATTGAGGCCTCGGAAGTTATAAAAAGCGAGAAGCATGCCGCAATGCGGCTGGCAACAAGCTCTGCCTCGGCATACTCGGCTAAATCCTTGAAATATGTCAATACGGGAGCAAAGAAGGGAACGCCTCTTGTCTGGCCGGAACGTAAAACATAATACAGATGAAAAATATTCTTTCTCACCTGATCATTTTTGGCCTGGATTTCTACGTATTGCCTTGCTTGTTCCGCTGAACGATGGCTGATATCTCCGGGGTGCGTCTTCTGTATGAAATACGATATCGGCTCTCCCTTCTCGCCGATCTTTACTCCTGACCTAATCGATTTATCGCTTTTCTTATCGGGCGGGGTATTGAGCCTGTCCGACTCTATCAACTGCAGGGCCAATGAATACGGCCTGTCTTTATCCTTCAACCTCAATGGAACGATTATGGCCTCGCCATTCTCGAGGATCTGCCTATCCACCAGCTGCTGGATTTCATAAAAGTCCATGCGCTCTCCGGCATCGGCATAGGGAATCCAGCGTTTCCATACCCTCTCGGCCTTTGTTTGGAAATCATTCGCCACCTCCTCGTCTATATGTAAGTCTTCCTTATCCACCCTGCTCTGCGGCCTGATGCCTGTTCCAATAACATTTATGGTCATCGTGGAAGTTATCCCTGAAGCGTGCGCGTCGTTCCTATTCAAGTCGCGGCTGCGCTCCCGGATATCGGATAACTCAGGAAGCAAATCTTGGTCTGCCGAACCTCCGCCGGGAATCCATGATGACCTTAAACGATCACGGCTGGCGCCTTTGTAAGCGCCGAACTTCTGCGAAATGTTGATTGCCTCGCGGTACATCCTGCGCTTGAACCCGGCCCTAGGGGAAAAGAACGAAACGACATTGTCTATGCCGCTTGTTATCCTTTCCGATATTTTCTTTTTGGTTTTCATGACGGATTATCGAACTTTGCGTATGTGGTGGTGTCGCTTGCGCCTGCGATTTCCTTTCGCAACTGGTCGCGCAGTTTTAAGAGCTCAGCCAAGCTGATATACTGAAGGTTTCTTCCGCCGATGGAATAGGACGCAACAGCCCCGCCGGTCATCCTGGCATTGATGGCATTCTCGACGTTATCAAGCATCTCCTGTTTCGTGGGCGCGCTCATAAAAACTCTCTTTCTCTCCCAATAAAAAAGCCCGCATCTCGCTCGTCGACGAGTTACGGGCTTTTTGTTTCTATTGGGCGCTTAAAGGGCTGATCAGGCCCTTGCGCAAAGATCTATAACCATATGTTACTTAAAATAACTTACTTTTTCAAATAGTCGTTACCAGATTCTGGTAATAATTATTTTTCCTCTATCGACTTGAATTTCCAGCCGCATGACTGGCATGTGTGATACCTTATCGGGAAATCCGTCTTATAACACAGGACATTTTTGCTCTTGCACCTCGGGCATCTCAATGGAATGAATCTGACTCCGTAATCCTCACTGTCGTTTGGCGGGCGCCCTGCTGTCTTTTCTTTGAAACCGCTATCGTAATTATCGTTTTTAAGCCAGTTGGTTTTTCTTTCAATCCATCTAGCCATCAAAGCCAGCTTCCTTCGCGTTTCTTAAGCCAATTACCCCTGCTATGTTCCTCTTGCATTATTTCCTGGTGAACTCTCGTGGTTTCGTCTTTCCGGATATTTAATGCCCTGATGATGTCTGCCGCCGCGACTGCGTATACCTCGGCGTCAAGATAGTGGTTGGCGACCGCTTCTTTTTTCTTCTGCCAGACTTCCCTGGCCTTGCCAGTATTCCTGTTCCTGATCAAGATCTTATGTTCCGAGCTAAACTGGTTCAGATATTCTTCTCTCGGATCTTTGAATATATGCCACTTCCTGGGATCATGGGAAGCCACGAGCCGGTTGATTTTGTCTTTATACTGCGTAACGTTAACATTCCATAACACCAACCCGCTGCGAATAATACTGCCGGTCCTGGAATTTATGTCTATCTTCGAGGCCCGGTAAAACCTGCCGCCGGTGATTTCCTCCTGTCCTTTAACTGCCTTCGTCCTATCCGACCACTGACGGCAGAACCTATAGACTTCATCCGTCCGGTATCCCGAATCAATACAGCTCATATAAACCGATAAAGTCTCGTTGCTTGAGAGCCTTTTATATTCCGTCTTGAAGAGGGCCTCCACGATATCTTCCCAGTATTCGACGCGGTCGGCCCTGATTAGCCACGATTCTTCGTAATAACCCCAGCCGCGAATCACATAATAGAAATGGTCTTTCTGCACATCGACCCCGGCGGTCAATACGATCACGTCGTCCGGCACGGCGCCTTGAACATAATCGCATGACAATGCCTTTATCTTATCAACCGTGGTCTCTTCAATTTTTTCTTCCCAGACCTCGGCAAGCCAGGAGTTGACGAAGTTCATCAAAAGCTCGATATAATCCTTGGAGCGCAGGAACTCCGCGGCGATGTCGCTCCAGGTAAGCCACGGCGAATACAACGAGTTGATCCAAAACCCTCTGTGCCTACTGCCTACATAATCATCCGTGATATTTCCGTCTTCGTTAATTTCTACGCCATAAGGCACCCACTTGCCGTTCTGCAACATCTTGTTCTTTTGGTAGTCCTCGATGTGTTTCTCGCAATGGCAACATTCATACCAGGCCATGCGCTCGTTCTTGATTCGCTCCGCAGATCTTTCTTCTTTCGGCCATTTGATCTGACCGAACATCAAAACCTGATACCCTCCGCAAAGAGGGCAGGCAACATAAAATTTGCGCTGATCCGATTTTTCGTACTCCCTGAATATATATCCCTGGCGCGTGGTGGGAGTGGATACCTTCACTATTTTCCTGTTCCAAAAAGTCCTCGTCCTTTCTGTGGCCAACTTGATTGGGTCTGCTTCCCGGCCTGAGAACTTGGGGAACTTATCCACCTCATCCAAAAATAAATATCTGATAGGCCGTTGCGCCAAATCCGCCGGGCTGTTCGATCCTGCGAAATAAACGATCATATGGTCTAGGTGGTATTCGAGCTTCGTGATATCATCGGCCAGATACGGCAAATGCTTTCTTAAGGCATCCGATGATTCCAGCATGGGTTTGATGCGATTGTAGGATACGCTCTTGGCATCAGCCTCCCTGGGCATGACCAAGAGCGCCGGACCCGGATCCTGGTCAATGGCATAGGCGAGCATGTTATACATCCCTTCGGTCTTGCCGATCTGGGTCGAAGCCATGACCGTAATCTCCTCGACCAAAGGATCATTGAAAGCATCCATTATCCCCTTGAGGTACGGCGTCCTGACGGTGCGCCAGCGGCCCGGCTCAGCGCTGGTCATAGGATGCAGGACTCTGAAATCATCCGCCCATTGGCTGACCTCGATCTCCCTCGGGGGATCCCAGGCCTGCTTCTGTTTCTCGCTCCAGATTGTCTTGTGTTCCTTCCTGATTTTTAATATCATCTTGCGTCACATCCTCCCGCTCCGCGAATTGCAGGAAAATCTCTTTTATCCTTTCCCGTAAATATGCCTCGGCTTCCCTTGGATCCATCCCCGCTACGACCGGCGCGACAACTTTAGGCAGGGCCCAAAGAGCGCTCTTGACCGCCAAGATGCGCGCTATCATCCCCGCCTCGACAAGATCCCTGTTGATCACCTGACCGTATGCCTTCTTAAGCTCGAATTCGGCAAGCCTCGCTTTGTATTCGCGATACTTGATGTCCCATTTGATTTTCTCTTTTTCGTCGGGATCATTTTCTCTCTCGTTTTTGACCATCCGCCAGGCCTGGATGTCTATCAGGTTATAATATCCTTCGGGCTCGCGCGGCATGCCATCGCTGACCCAGCGCTCAATAGTTCTTTTGTCGACACGAAGTGCGCTTGCCACTTCTCCCTGTGTCCTGACGACTCCCGGCGGCAGGGCACCGCATCCTTCGAATTGTTCTAGCTCCCTGATTTCCGCCGTTGATAACGGCTTGCCTTTTTGGAGTTTGTCAAGCAGATGGATCTGCCTTTTTTTCTTGGCGACCTCGACAAGCCCTTTACCGTTCTGGAGTTCCGGTTGTATTAATTCTTCCGACATTATTTCTGCTCCAACACTGCCTTTTTACCGGTAAAGTCTTCCCACCGCTTGACCGCTACATCACAGAATATCGGCTCTAATTCTAAAGCGAAGACCCGCCTGTGCAGGCGCTCCCCGGCTATAATCTGCGAACCGGATCCCGAAAAAGGTTCAAAACATATATCACCGGGCTGTGTGTGTATCCTCATAGGAATCGCAAACACCTCGGTTGGTTTTACCGTAGGATGCAACAACCCGGGATTTCTTTTTCTTCCTTCCCAATCCAGTTCCCATACATCATCGTAATACTCGGGCTTGGATGGATCCCCGGACCTAAGCATGCCAACCACCCAGACAGTGCCAATGGCTTTGTCTTGCGGGTTATATTCCGGCTTATGACCTTTCTGCCAACAGAGAAGGCAAGGCTCATGCCGCCAGGGATAATAGGCATAAGACAAAACCGCAAAAGGCTTCACCCAAACAATCTGCTGGTGAACCAGTATGCCCAGCTCATCACAAATATTTTTGATAAGCACTATCCTTGCAGAAGCATGCCATAAATATATCGCCGTATGCATCTCGATAACTTTCAGTCCCGCCACTAAAAATCCTTTCATGAACTTCTCCGCGTCTTTTATATCGACTTCATGATAAACATCGGACCAGTCCTTTCCGCCAGCGCCATGGTGTCCTTTTGGCCTGCCCATGCCGGTATAATCAACCAGATAAGGTGGATCCGTAGCAAATAACTTTGCGATCTTGCCATCCATGACCCGCAAGACATCTTCCTCTTTTGTGGAATCGCCGCATAAGAGCCTATGGTCTCCAAGGATCCAGAGGTCCCCGGGCTTGGTGATTGCTATCTGCGGCGGCTTGGGAATATCATCCGGTAAAGTTTCGCCTGCGCCTGTCTCCTCGAATCCCATATCCCTGACTTGTTTTCTCAAGGCATCAAGCCTCAAGCCCACATAGTCGTCCCCGGCTTCCCTGCGTAATTTTTCAAGGATGGGAATAAGAGCGATAGTCCATGCCCCTGCGATCTGGGGATTGTTGAGCGATACGTTCATCGCATGCTCTTGTATCTCATCGACATCGACCATGATGACGTGGGCGGTCTTAACCCCGTCCATCTGTAAAACCTTATACCGCTGGTGACCTGCGATGATGCGCATGTTACGCTTATTCACCACCAGCAAATCCACATACCCAAACTTCTCCAAGCTCATGCGCAAGCCTGCCAATGCCTCCTCGGATATCTCGCGCGGATTGTAAGGCGCGGGCTTGATATCCGCCAGGTTGACCTCTTGAATCTCAGGCTTAATATTGATTTTTGACTCCATACACGCCTCCTTTAAAAAACCGACATCGCGACCATAATCCAGAAGCCTATAATGTCGGTTTTTT